TGCATCCAATTCCTGAGCGCGTTGTCCGAATAACCGGAGAGCACGGGATCAAAGAGAATGCCCTGGGGAATTTGGCCCGACCTCTGGACATCCAGAATGCGGATGATCGCAGAGTGATTGTACATGCTGTAGAACTCGCCCTTGTTGAAGATCGGGCCGTTGTTGTGTGAGAGGGTCCAGATCGTGTCCAGCATCATCTCGGCCGAATACTCGCCCTTCACGAACCGGCAGAGGCAGTCCGCGATCTGACCCCACGCCTTCCCGCCGTAACCGCCGTTCCACTTCGAGTGATAGAACTGCCAGCGGATGGCCTCGCAGTAATCCCCAATGGGCGCGCTCGGCGGATTGGTCACGAATTTCGCGGCAATTCCGGCTTCACCGCCTTTGATGGCTTTGAAGAAATTCGCGACCTTCTCCCCGAACTTCTCCTTCATCTTCGGTAGATCAGTCGCAAGAGACTGATTGTGCCGGGCCTCGCGGGTGCAGATCAGCAGAAGATAGTAGAAGGCGCGCACCGCCCGCTTGTTGAGCTCACGGTGGTACGCCTTCACGAAGCTGAGTTCCCATTCCGGTAGCGGCTCCAATGGCGCGAACTTGTTCGCGATCAGAGCCACACCGTGGTTCATGCCGTAGAACCAGAGCGCCTGCCTCTCAGGGCAAGCATACTCGTCTTGTGGATTGTTGGACTTTTTGTATTCCGCGAGCTGGGCCGCCACGTTCTTGCACGGGACGGCGCTCATATCGCGCTTGATGCTCAGCACCCGCGATGAGTGATAGGCCAGTGTGTTGACCGGATCAGTTATCGCCATTTCCTACCCTCCTGGTTTTCTCATGGCCTCAACTACTATCGTGGGTGAAAGACGACCGGGGTCAATTGCATTGCGTTTTTCTCATGCAATTAATTGCATTACCCCAAGCGCAACTCAAGGCAGTATCAGGCGCAAGATCGGGAACCGGTTAATCCAGGCGTATCGCCAGAGCCATTGCCGGATCTCCGTCACGTCGAAGTCCTCGACATATTTCTTCTGCCGGTCCGTCTCGACCGCCCTGGGGCTGTAGTGTTCGCGCACATAGGACACCGGATCATCGACCCCTGCCGCCTTGGCGAGCAGTGCGAGGAACAAGCCAGTGCGGCCCCAGCCGCCCATGCAGCCGACATAGACCAGATGACCCTTGAGGGCTGCCCGGAAGGTATCGCGGATCGCCCTGTCGACGTCGTTAGCGACCCGAGGCACGTCGAAGTCCCTGATCGGCAGGTGAACGTCGACCTCCTCGGGAACACGTTCGGCTCGCACACAGACCCCGAATGCCTGATCCCGGCCGGGGAAGGCATCGTACGGCCCCCCGAGAAAATTCAGCTTGTAGAAGGCCCCGCGCCACCCGAGATTGAGCGGGAGAGCCCCGTTGGGGGCCAAGGATTGAAGCCTGGGTATCACGTTCATTTTCCCTCCTGGTTTCCACTTCTACGCTAGGGATTAGCCGTTGAAAGGTCCAACCTCGAAACGTCCAGCACCCGGCCGTTTTCGATCAGCAATATGAAATCCTGGAACCGCCAATTCCCGAGTTCATGGGTAATAGGCGCGGACCGCCGCGCCATTCGTGCGATCCGCTTGGCCGTGTCGCCGTATACCCCCATACTGCGCGCCCTCTTCACGGCCTGCTCAGTGACTTCGTACTCCCGAAACCGCATCTTCCTTCCTTCTCAGGAGCCTTGCTGCTGTTTGTCCTGCTGCAGTTTCCGATACCGGTCCCCACGCAGGATTTCGATCGACAGGGGAGCTTCGATCGCTATGCGAACTGCACCGTACTTGAAGTAATTCCCCGATGACACGAATACGTCAGGGATGATTTCGGTCGCCTCGACGTCGTTGACCTCGACCTCCTTCTCCGAGCCGGCCAACCTCACCCAGAATTTGTTCGCATGCTCGATCCGCGAAATGAAGACCTGCTGATCGGCTACCCAAAAATCGTCCCCCTGTTTCAGGCTCAGCACAAGTGACATGTGCGTCTCCTTTCCTGCGAAACCTAGCTCAGTTGGACAACACCGAGAAGGCTGCGTAATCCCCGCGACAGATCAGCGGACCAGCTTCGACACCAAAAGCGTGGGTCAACGCGATGGCATCGACTGACAGCATTTGCGAATGCAGTCTGAGGCCCGTCAATTTGGCCTGCTTTGTCAACAGCTCCTGGGTCAGCTTCTTTCCGAAATCATCATCCTGATGATTTCCGAAGCAATTCAGGAGCTCCCCGTCTTCGCTCAAGTCTATGAATTGAGAGGGAGAACGCAAATCGAGAATCACGCTTTCACGAGATTCCATCTGCGCAAGGCCCTCGATCACACCCTTCATGGCCTCCTCCGATCCCCACCAATAGGCGGCCTGGACGGCGTGGGGCCGGTGATTTGCTCCGAGATCAACAGGTGATGACTCGAAAGCCCCGATCTTCTCCATGCACCACGAGATAACGGTCTGAACCTCTGGACTTTCCGAGGCGTCCACTACCGGAACATCGACATCAATCCAGACGTTCCCCGTCGAACCATCGATTGTGATCTTGGTCCCCGGCTTCAATTTCTTGAGAGCATCGAGATCAAGATTGGTGGCGCCCACCACGCACGGCTTGTCCATCGCCCTGGCGACCACCGCCGCATGGCTCGTCGCCCCACCGGTCTGAGTCAAGATGCCGACCGCCGCGTTCATACCAGCTATGTCATCCGGGGTGGTCTCGTGGGTCACCAGAATGCATGGCTCTTTGCAATTAACTGCATCGTCCGAGGAAAACACGGGTATCCCGGTGACAACCCCCGGACAAGCCGGCAACCCGACAATCGTCGGCGGTGTGTTGAACTTGGGATCGAGCATCGGCCGGCGCAGTGCCTTGTACTGCTGCCGGGTGAGGCGGGAGAGAGCGGTATCAACGTCGATAACGCCCTCGTTAACCAAGTCCACCGCAATCCGGAAGGCTGCACGAGCCGAGCGCTTCCCTACCCGGCTCTGGAGAATATAGAGCTTGCCCTGCTGGACCGTGAACTCGACGTCCACCATGTCCTTGTAGAGATCTTCCAGCTTCTCGCAGATCATCAAGATTTCGTTGGCGACGTCCACCCATGCTCCCCCGAGGGATTCCATCTCGTTTAGTGGGCGCGGGGTCCTGATCCCGGCCACGACGTCCTCGCCCTGAGCATTCTGCAGGAACTCGCCCATGATCTCATCCTTGCCCGTCGACGGGCAGCGAGTGAACAGCACGCCGGTTCCGCTGTCATCGCCCATATTCCCAAAGACCATGGCCTGCACGTTGACTGCGGTGCCCATATCCTCGGGAATGTTGTTGAGCTTCCGGTATTCAATCGCCCGAGGATTCATCCAGCTGTCGAACACGGCCCTGATGGCTGCCCGAAGCTGTGCCTTGGCATCATTGATCGGAAAATCGAATCCCTTGTTCTGCTTGAAGGCCGTCTGGTAATTCTCGATCAGCGCCTCAAGGTATTCCGGTTCAATGTCTGCGTCCTGCTCGACACCGGCTTCCTTCTTGATCTTGGCTAATTGGAACTCGAAGACCTCATGCGGGACGCCGTAGGCGGTAGACCCGAGCATCTGGATCAGGCGGCGCTGACTGTCGAGCGCAGCACGCCAGCCGATGCGGTCTGACCACTCCGCGCAATTGTCGTCAGTCAGGCCCACGTTCAGGATCGTGTCCATCATCCCCGGCATCGAGACGGGAGCGCCTGACCGGACGGAGACAAGTGGGGTGTAACCGAGCGGCTTGCTCAGCCAAGCCATATTCTGCTCGACTTCCTCCATCAGCTTGTCGATCCATTTCTCAACAACCTCATCGGTCTGCGTCTCCTTGATGAGACGGAACTCGTTGCAGATGTCGGTCGGGATCGTGAAGCCGGGAGGAACGGGGATTCCCGCTTGGGCCATCATCACCAGCGCAGCGCCCTTGCCGCCCAGGACCTTCTTCGCCATCGTCTGGTCCGGGTCCTTCCAATCGCACTGCTCAGCTGAGAACCGGTAGATCTTGCGTCCCACTGTTACCCTCCGTGGTTTGGTGGATTTTACACGACTACAATAGCTGCAGACGAGCTCAGGGCAAGATGTTTTGCATTTAATTGCGAAGTCGGAAGCGGGAATACCCCGCTCCGCTCAAATCTTCAACCGCTTCCTGATTTTCGCGCACTCTTTGAGAACCATCTCCCGATAACCGGAAAGGCATTTCTCGGGAAGGATGGCTTCCCGCGCCAGCATCAGAGACGCTGCCTCCAGATAGAATGGAGGGAGCTTCTTTTTCTTCACTCGCCCCACAAGATCGTTCCAGATTTCATTGGCCTTCTCATACAGCCGGATCATCTCAGCCCGGTATTCCGGGTCGGTCTGCATCGTCTCCAGCGTCCCACCGAAAGGTTTCACATTCCAATGAGAAGGAATGGTGAAAGCGGTCATTTTTTCCTCCGTGATTTATGACCAGAAAAGAATTTATGGGGTTATTTGCACCTACTACTACTATAAGTCAGGACTACCTGGGGGCAATAGGTTTGCGCAATTAATTGCGACATGAATTAACGTAGTACCCCATCAGATTCGCCCGGCGCAGCATCTTCTTTGCCTTCTCCTGCCACTTGCGTCCCTCCAATCGCCAGACGGGCTCATTGCCGTACTGGTCCTTCCGCTCATCCTTGATGTCGTCCATCAGCAGGAGCGAGACGAGGACGGCCTGGTTTTGCACGTCGAGGAGCCGACCTTCGTCCACCAGGAGAAGGCAGAATTGAGCACAGCAGTAGAGCCCTTCACGCGGGTCGTCCGGTGAGAGATCGTTCAGGAGAGTTCGCGCAGCCTCATCTATTCGCCTTGAGAGCCTTGCGACGCTCAGCGTGTCTATCTGCGATAGGGGTGAGACTGCGGCGACGTTTAGATGATGCATCACGTCCGCGCGCAGCTCGTAACCCGCGTTTTGGCACTGTTCCATCATCAGGAACAGCATGTGCGCGGGCAGACACCGCTCCAATATCGTTAAGTCCCGAGCCAACAAGTCCACTTGTGCCTGTGCCTGCATCGTCCTTCATCCTCGTGCTGCCCCACAATGAGGCGAGCTCTTCGACCAGAGATTCATCACTGTCGACGATGACATCGAACCGCTCGGTGCGGAACTCAATGCCCGCGTCGAAAAGATCGTGCTCGAAGCCGCGCTGGTTCGTGTCACTCCAAAACCGGTATCTAGGCACGGAGACTGGCCTCCTGGGCCTTCTCTATTGCTGCGATGCTGTGCTTGCCCTGCGGCCTCGCCTCCAGAATAGAGCGCGGAACGCGGTGTAGAGGGACCCTATGGCGAGCCCAAATCTCGCGCCTCATGGTCAGCCCAAAGACGACCCCGGCGATGCTGTCTGCCACGTCCTTCGAGCTGTGGGCCGGATGGTCGATCTTGCCCTTCTGGGTATCGATCTCCAGCGAGATGAGCTCCCGGAGAGCCTTTGGGTGCTCGGGCGCGCGTATCCGGCCGTCATAGAACGCCTGCTTCGTCACGTCATAAGCGAACGTGTCCTTGTCCATGGATTGCTGACCGGTCATGAAGCCCTGCTGGTGCATGATCTGCATGGAATCCTTCGACTGGAAGCTGTCGAAGGTGACCCACTTGATCGGCATCCTGAGCTTGTCCCGAAGCAAGTAAATGAGCCGGCGAATGTTCTCGAACTCGATCTCCCCTCCCCGAGGTGGCCTGACCTCCAGGATCATGTCGAACTGGATCACGGGAAGGATTTCGACGTATTCGCCCCGGTTCACGTTCACGAACTCGGGCACATGCCCGATGCTGACGCCTGCGCTGTCATTGGAAATGGCAAGGTCGACGTGCGCGAAGCGGGGCTGCTCGGGATGCATGATCCGCTTCGGGTAAATCTGCAGCTTCGTCTCCTTAAAGTCGCAGTCCTCGCGCGATGCAATTGATTTCACCTTGCCGAAGCAGGACGACACCGCGTCCGTATTCATCATGAACGGGTGTAGCGCGATCGTGGCCACGCCGGCCACGTCCCGAAGAGCCGGCAGCAGATCGTTCTCGAAGGTCTGCCGGTACTCGATCGGGATGCCCATGACGAGGTGTTCGTCCGACTTGGGCACGATTTCCATGTCATCGAGGATGCGCGGCTTGCGGGACTCATCCCCGATGAAGACGCGGAACTTGTCCCCGCAGAACCGCTCCGGCCGGATCTCCCAGAGCCGCTTGTCGTAGACGTAGATGCGAGGATTGGTTTTCGCCTCCTGCTCTTTCTTGTCGGTGAACTGGCCCGGATAGTTGCGCGAGGAGACGAGGCAGAGCATCCCCGGCAACTGGCCCAGCTGCATGAAGCGGGACTCTCGGCGGCGGGCGATCGAGTTGTAGTTCTGAGTGGCCTGATCGTAGATCGAGCCGTCCTTAGTCATTTTTGAGTTCTCGACGACGGCCATGAAGTTGAGCTCGTCGAGGATGCCTCCGATCACGTTCTGACCGATGGCAGCGGAGTCGTGGCCGGCGACCGGTTTCACCACGATATTGAACTTGTCGAAGCGCATGTCGCTTTCGCGCGCCCGATTGTAGGTGAACTCGGTCTGGAAATACGGGCTGTCGTCGATCATCGAGCGGAAGCGCCGGTAGTCGACGTCCATCGCTAGATGCTTGTTGATCGACTGGAATACGATGAGAATTTCCGACGAGGGGTCGAGATCGAACACCTCGTGCGGGCTTTTCATGCAGGAGAGGACGTAGATCTGGTAGGCTTGCGTGTAAATGGCCAGCGTGGACTTCGCGACACCGATGGCCCCGGTTAGTACGCACTCCGTGTACTTGCCTGAGTTGATCTCCAGCCCGCATTCCATGACCTTCGGCCACAGCACGCCGGGCTTATCGAGGAGTTCTCGGGACTCAACGAACGTGCGGAAGTCGACAGGTGGGGTCTCCCATATGTCCTCCTTTGCCTTCTCACGCACCCAGCCGAGGGCGTAGCGCAAGTAGCGCAGCCGTTCGTCAAGGTCCTCGATTTCCTTGGCGACCTTCCAGATCCTCTCGCCGGTTTTCCCGAGGCCCTGGCAGATGCGAAAGCAGATCGCCAGCGGGTGCTGCTCAAGCGTCTTCGGCTGCAACGTGCCGCTCCATCGCTTCTATGGTCTGGAACAGCTCCTCCTGTTCCTCCGTCCACTCGAACTCGCGGACCTGACCGTCAGCGCCCACCATGGTTCCACGGAAGGTCTTCGCGGCGCGCGGCAGCAGGCCGGTCTCAAGCTGCAGCTTGCCGAGGTCCATCAACATGTCCTTCAGCAGACGCAGCTCGTTTGAGGCGTCTTTCAGCAGAATGCCTTCGGGGAGCTTGGACTCCCGCATCAGGATTTTGTCGACCCGGATGCGCTGGAACCGGATCGCCTCCTCCATCTCCTCCAAGGCATTGAGCCGCTTCTGGATCGTCTTGATGGCCGACTTCGATTGGGCTTCGGCAATCCTCTGGAGCGTGCGGTTGCGCAGCTCCGTCTCGCGGTAACGCTCCAGCGTTTTCTTGAGGCTCGCCGTCTTGATGTCGGTGAGCTTGCCCAGCTCAAGCTGTATCCAGCGGGCGATCGAGCTGCACTGCTCCCCGGACAGGAGGCGAGCGTCGATCTCCTGCATCCGCTCCTCCCCGAGGCTCTTGAGACTCTTGAACGCCCGGCTCGAAACCTTGAGTTTCATAGGCTAACGACCTTTTCGAGGTTGTCCTTGGTCGGAGCCACGCTGAGAGTGTCCGGGATTTCGACCGGGGGCGATTTGGCGATGAGCTGTTTCACCGCATCAGCGAGCTCGCCCTTTGCAATCAATTGCACGACCCCGCCAATGATG